CCACTTCCTCCCGCCGGGGGCGCTGTATTATTCCAACCACTTACGGATGCTGGGTTGTAAATAGCTTTATTTACGTGCGAACCGGGAGGGGTTGCTACGCCCGCGTTCATACCATATGAACCGCTCTCACCGTGACTTGCGCCAGATGTGCCAAGTCCGTAAACTCCAACACCACCGCCCGGACCGCCGTTTGCAACCGGATTTCCTATAAAAGCCCCGGCTGCACCAGCGGCACCAGCCCCAGAGCCAGCGCTAGGGTGTCCATCATAAGTTCCGGGCGGGCCAGTATTTGTATATCCAGAACCATCACCAGCATAGCCGCCAGCGCCGCCACCACCTGTTACTCCATTATCAAAAGGATGACCTACATTAAACCCGTTAGAATAGCCGCCTCTACCGCCGCCATCTCCTACGGGGGCATCTGACTGACTTTGAGCCACAGCAGCAAAAATAGTATATGGAGCGTCACCAGCGCCAGCCTTGCAAGTGCTTGTGTTGTTAAACCAACTATCTTGACCAGCATTGCCACTAGAAGAGGGGAAATTCCCTGATGGAACTACACTCCCCGCACCACCCGCGCCAACAAACAAATCATAGCCTTGCCCGGGAACAACAGAAAAATTATTTTTATAGGCTAATGTCGCACCACCACCGCTGACCGTGCTAAACATTAAGCCAAAAAAATCATGTTGTAATCCACCACCGCCACCGCCAACGCAAACTACGGAAACGGTTGTAGCCCCGGCTGGAGCAACCCAAGTATAACTTCCCGGTATATAATATAAATGCTCACCTATGGGTGCTGGGGGAACACTGTGCAATTCCGTGGTTACTAAACCAAAGCGACCCTTGTTGGTCTCTTTGTGGTCATCAGAGCCTTTTAAACTGCCAAATTTAGTTATGTTTGAGGGCATTGGTCACCTATGATATTTCCTCATAAGCAATGACAATATCTATATCACTAGCAGCGGAAGCTAATGCCCTAATACTGTCATTTTCCTCAAGATAAATACCCGTGTCCCTTGATAAAACAACTAGCGTTGCATCTTTTGGCACGGCAACCGTTTTTACTAAAAAAAACTCACTTGATTGGTTTTTAAATACTGAAACTGAAGCATCAGCATCATTTACACCGTCAATATTAGCGCAAACTATACTATTAATTTTAAATATCTTGTTGCTACCACTAGCGTTTGTAACAATGTTAGCCGCTGAAGTTGTTAGCGTTTGTCCATGCGTTTTTCCATTGATAGTGTTTATATTTACTATGTTAGGGTTTGCCATGCTATTTCCTATCCAAAACCAAAAATAAGTGAGTAAGCTAAAGTTTTACCGGGAGATACAATATCGCTGGATGTAAACGTTACAAAAACAACCGCGTTACCACTTAGATTAAGCAAAGAACCCGTGGAGCTTTCTGTTAGAGTTCTTGAAAGTGAGGTCGAGCTATGGGTGTATACCCCCTCAGATATTTCCCAAGCGTATCCATCTTCAATAGTAAAACGCACAGTTTCACCATCAGCTATGCCACCAGCATTAAAAGTTTGAAATCCATTTTCAGCGGCCCCTAAAGTTATGGACCCGGTTCCCGTGCTAGCAGTGCTTACTTTTATCCTGTTACCGTTTGCTGGCATTAATACTGGCCCTTAAGTTATTGTTTTTTATGAAGGATCTGGTATTCCTATATCGAGGGATTGTAAGCTAAATGTATTCCCGGTAGCCACAGATTGTGGCGTTGTTAACGAACCAGTTGCCAATAATCTTGTGTTGCTTACATCTGTTATTGCGTAAAATTGTGCGTTCCCAGTGCCAGTAACGCTTGCCCCTGATATTGCTGAAAGTGTCACTTTACGACCTCCTCCAGTTCGATCCGCAGGAGCAGAAATACTAATAGAGGTTGCATTTCCTAACGTATACGTACTTGTTGCTTCTGCGTAGCTTGTTGCCTCTTGTGACGTAATGTCTACCCTTGAGGCTTCTGTATCGAGTACCGTCAATCCGTTATCAAGCACCCTGTCTGCTATACTTGCCATTTAATAACTCCTTATCTTCATTCTGCGACCAGAGCCGCTAGTTTTTGATCGTTCACTTTCCGCATTTATATCATTGATTGCCTTTTGATACAATGCCGCCCATGTGTTTGCACGAGTATCTTCTTGCAAATATGGCGCAGAGTGAACTAAAGAACCATAAAGATAAGCATCTGGGTAATTAGTTAAAACCCAGTTTGTTGCAGTTTGTGCATTTAATGGAGTAATAGTTTCATAATAAAGCATCTCCAAAGTATAAGACGCATCAGGCGTTGGAAACACCTCAATACTACCATCGAGAATAGCAAAGCTTACTGGCCTACCGCTTGTATTAAGGTTTTGCGCCCTTAAATTAGATATTTGAAAAGCGTTAACCATTTCTAAAGTATTGGTATCAGCCGTGTTTAGCGACATACGAATAGGCTCTAAAAAATCAGTAGGCAAAGCTGTGTACTGCGTATCGAGAGAAGCGGTCACACGTTTCTCCATGCGCCAATGTCTAACCTCTCTATTCATTCCAGTTTCAGCAAGTGTAATAAAATCAGGTATTACCGATGTTAAATCATCTCTGTTTAAAAAATCAGCTATACTAGCTTTTAGCTCATCATAAGTCGTTAACGCCATTTAACAATTCCATCTTCTACGAGCAGCTTTGCCACGTTCACCTGTCCAACCTTTAGACCTAGCGCAAAATGACTTCTTACGAGCCTTGTCTTTTGCAGTTAAATTTTTCTTTTTTGTTACCGCCGTTTTAAGCTTTGAACCAGGATTAGCACGCCTATGCGCCGCTACACCCTTTGCCGTCATACCCGCACCCTCTTTTGCAGTGCGGTAATTTCGACCCTTACCCTTGGTCGTTTTGCGTATGGCTTTCTCAGCTTTTCGCGGCATTATTACAACTGCCCTGCGGCCTTCATTCTTTCAAACATTTCGTAAGCTGCGGCTGGATCATTTAATAAACCTCCTTGACCTGGGGTTCTTCTAACCAAATCCATAAATGCATCAAAATCAGGATCGCCGTTTCCTATCATGTTAGGATTGTCAACAACTCGACCGGGAATTACGGGCTGTTTAAAAGCGTCTGACCCAGCAAACATTAAATCTATACCCCTAACTGGCAAACCCATATCCGCTCTTTGACCGCGAGACATAGCATCATACTCTGCCTGGCTTACCTGGCTCATAGCCATACGCATACGCTCACGATTATCTATGTTTTGCTGTGCCTGGATACGACCATCTTGGGTAGGATCAATGTCATTACCATAAGTAGAAACAGGCGGATTTCTGTAACCCGAATCATAACCTTGTGAACGTGGGTCCATATAGTCCATATTCATACTTGCACCACCAAACGGCTCAAGCCCCATACCACGCTCCGCAGCTACACCCGTAATATTCGGTCCTGGACCGCCGAATGGGTCTAACGCACTTGCAGGTTGTGTAAAACTTGCCTCTTGAGCCGCCATTGCATCTCGATTTGCAATACGCTCACTAAAACCGTCTGGCCTAATCCTTGGCCTTGGTATTTCACCTGAAACAGCTTGTTGAATAGGTGAAGTTGTTGGACCACCAAAAGCACGCTCACGCTGTGAGCCATATGGGTTAATACCAATGTTGTTTAGTATCTCACTTAAAGGTCCACCCTTAAAAGTGTCACCGCGAGTATCACGACCACCGCCATCCATAGCATCAATAAAACCTGGAATGTAACGCTTGTTAGCTTCATCAAAGTAACCAAACTTACCATCTGCGTTAGCTTTTGCACGATCCTCCGCAGATGTTCTTTCATATCTAGCCGCGCCTTTGTTTGAACCCAGGCCACCTTTTCTTTCAGAAGCCCTAGCTTGAGCCGCATGAGCGCCCTTAAAAGGGTTAGGCTTGCCAATTATATCAAAATGTCGCTGTACCCTTTCAGCGTGTGTCATCTCAGCCATTACTTCTTACCCTTCTTTTTTCTGCTCAACTTTTTTAAATCTGCACCTGTTATCTTCTTGCGCGGCTTTGCTACCGCAGCTAATTTCTTTTGCTTGGGGCTGTACTTAGCATAAGGCATTACTTTTTCCTACTCTTAGTTTTCTTTAACAAATCAGCATCTGCCTTGCGAGCGCCGCCCTTCCCAGTAACAAAACTGTTAACCCTACCCATAGCCCACGCAGACATCGGAACATTCTTAGAGCCACTTGATAAGTAAGCACCCTGACCACGCCGATATACAGACTGCAACTGACTAGGCGTACACCTTGTACCTGCTGCTTTGTTGCGTAATGTCGCCTTTACGCTATCGCTTAGAGGTTTTCTTTTGGGCTTGCTTGGCACGACTTTTACTCACTTTCTTTACATCAATAGACAGACCAGCTTTATATTTGCGCTTCGTGTCTAATATCTCTTTCTCCTTGGCGCTCTTGCTTTTCGCACCAGATAAATACTTTGTAGGCACACCAGACTTAGTTTTGGCAACCTTCTTAAACTTTCGCACTACTTCATCCTAGTCTTTGCCTTGCAACGCCCTGCTCTCGCACACTCTTTAGGCGTAGGGCAACCACGACACGGTTTAAACTTTTTATTTTGCATCTTTTAATCTCGCTTTTCTCTTGGCGGTGGCGCTCAAATCGCCAAAATGATACAGTCTTTTGCTGGTCTTACCGTGAGTCTTTCCAGAATGTAACTGACCATTCGGCATTTTATGCATGCCACCCTTATGCTCAGTTCCATCCCTAAAATAATGCTTAACGCCTTTAGCCATTACTTCTTCTTGCCGCCCTTTTTAGGTGGTCTGCCCTTCTTACTTCCGTAAGTACCTTTTCCATGAGGCATAGCTATCTCCTTTTTTTGCAACGTAACACATTATGCAATGCCACGCAAATTACGTTTTATGTTATTTCTCCAACTACTAAATGCGCCAGACAAAGCCGTTGCCGCATCACTCGCCATCGTTAAACAAAGTGCATCAGCTAAATCAGGTGACGCTAATCCACGTTTACGCATCTCATCCTTACTTTCAGCTTTCATTTTGCCACTAGACGTAAAGCTATACCTAATACCCGTCAACTCAGCGACCA